AGTTAAGTACCAACGATACATTCATTCCAGATGCAGGAGAATCTATGCATGAAGCCGATCAAATGTTATCGGAGTTAGTTGATAGGATAGATGACATGGACTCTAGGTTAGATGATGTTGAGAGCAGTCTGGAAGATAAGATTGATACTTGTGATGCAGATCAGATGGTTGACATAGCTGTAAATGATATAGATTTAGAGAGCCAGATCATAGATGCTGTGCAGTCTGAGATAAATGCAATTGATTTCAAAGTAACAGTGGAGAGATAATATGTGGGCAATTAACTGGACAGAGATGGGCTGTACTCAGTACGCTGATACCATAGAAGATGCACATAAGATTGGACAGCGCGGTGGTATATTTTATATAATAACTTATATAGGAAATAGCAATGAACATAAAGACCTTTAAATTTAATGGCGAACACCCTGATCTACATACTGGTACTTACTATAGCCTGAAAGAATACTCTGAAGTTGCAGAGGTAGGACTTAAAACCCTATGCAGTAGGATGGCAAGGTTCAGACACGTAGAAGTAAACAATAACTTCTTAGCCCTTAAATATTCTAAGCCTGATAGCAACTTAGAAGGGGAGTGTGAACAGCTATCAATGCACTGGTTGCGACAGAAGCTAACAACAATTGACCCTAACTACAAGGAACACAAGAGATGAAAGGCATCATAGATACAACCAAACCCATCAATCGTTACAAGGTTCTTGTGTCTGAGTTGTCTGGTTACTACATAACTGTGGCGGCTGAGACACCTGAACAAGCTATGGAGTACGGTAACAACCCTGCTATACGTAAGAACTATAAGATGTCAGAGATCATGGTGGTTGAAACCGCTGTGGTATCAGCAGAACTAATAACTAAAGAGGTAAATAAAAATGAGTGATTACTATGAGTGTGGTATGTGTTTAATATTCTTTAAAGCACATCATAACCAATCAGAACATTGTAACTTATGCTATAAAAACCTATTAAGCTTTAAAGATTTAGAAGATGCTTATACATATCCTTTAGAAGATAATGAATAAGTACTTAAAAACCTTAAAAGTATTATAAAGATATTAAAAATGTTGTCAAGTAATTTCTACTTGATGTTTAAAATAAAGTAAGTAAACTAAAAAGGAATACAGTAATGAATAATATTACACCGATGTTTCAAAATAACACAGCACTACAAGCTATTAAAGATAGAGGCTATGGCTCAGCAGGGTTTGATATAGGTGTTGCGCCACTAGACTACCTTGTTACAGGACACGATGGTTTAATGGAGAGAAACAAGAGTTCCAAGTCTGTTATCTATCGCACCGATACTGGTGAAGAGTTAGGTATCCACGGTCATGGCTACAAACCTGTAGCACCCAAGCACATGATAGATGTTACTAGGAATATCATTGAGCGTTCTGACCTATCTATCAGTGGGATGGAGGAGACTATTAGAACCTCACACAATGGTGCTAGAACCTTTGTACAATACAAGCTACCAGAGCATACCTATAGAACTAGTGACGGTGACGAGGCTAGTCTGAGTCTGTTATCTATATCATCCTTTGATGGTACTTGGCCGTTCATGATTAGTGCCGCCGCAATACAACACGCTTGTACAAATCTTCAAGTCTTTGTAGGTGGTGAAGTGTCAGTGTTCAAAGCTAAGCACACTAGGTCACTAGACATTGAGCAAGGCGGTAGGATTATTACTAAGTCTTTAGATCTCTTTCACAATCAGCGTGACCTCTGGCAACAGTGGCAGGGTAGAGCGTGTAGTAATCTGGAGGCGTTTAGATTCTTTGCCGAAGCACTCAAGTGCAAGACAGCTTTAGATTTAATAAAGAAAGGCGTTACTAACCCTACTGATATACTGTTTGATATGCCTAGACGTAACACTAGTCTTCAGTATATGTGGAATATGTACAATGCAATCTATTCTAAACGACTTGGCAATAACTTCTGGGCTGTGTATAATGCTATGACAGATTGGTCAACACACTTTGAAGCCCCTCGTTCTTCAAGCATGGCGAACATTGCATCAGTACAGAACGATAGACAAGAGGTTGTAAGACAGACCCTCAATGCTCACACTTTCTTATCGGTTGCGGCATGAAGATACCAGAGAAAGTATTCAGTATAGATTCACTGGCGCATCGAAAGGTGCGCTATATTCTAGATAAACCTAGTCAACTACAGGACGCAGTGTTAGATATTATTGCAGACGGTAAAGTTAAATGGACTGTTAAGCAATGGAAGAAACTAGTAAGCGATATAGAATCATCTGACCTGACAGTAGGTGAATACCTTAATCAATTTAATAAAAGGAAAACAAAATGACAGTAGGATTTGGAGAAAACTTTTTAACTATAAACTACAGGCTAGGTGTAGGTATTGACTTGGAGTTCGCCGACAGCAGGGCTGTATGGGTTACTAATAACGAGACTGAAGAGTTCAGTGCGGCATCCTTTGAGGGTGTCGTAATCATGCTACCCTTTACAGTGATAACCTTTGGTAAGATTTGGACGGAGGAGTAGCGATGCTATACGTTGGCTACAAGTTTGAAGTAGATGATAAGGGCATTGAGTTTCAGAACATGAAAGTCCCCGCAGGTTATGATGTCAGTGATCTCTTTGAAGTAGAGGTTACTGAAGAAGGCAACCTGTATTTAAAAGCAGTGGAGAAAACTGTATGAGCAATGCAACACATGGCGGTAAAGGTGATCGTGCAAGGAGCGTAAACTTAAATAGGTTTAACGATAACTACGATGCGATCTTTAACAAACAACAAACGGAGAAAAAAGATGGAGAAGGTAAAGAAGCTAACGATAAACGTCCTGCAAAGGGCGACCAACTGGGTGGAGAAAGAAGCCACAGTAATGAAGAGCAAGTTTGAATCAAGGTTTATAAAAACAATAAGAACTGCTGTTGTATTGTCGTGTGTTTTAGTTCTTATAAATGTACTGTTAGTATTAAAGGGGTAAGCTATGATTGATATAATTCTAGGAGTGTTGGTGTTAGTAGCACTGGGGTGCGGTATTAGATTGCTATACGAATCTGAATTAATGATAGATGAACTCAAAAAAGAAAGGGAGGACGATAATGTTTGAAGAGATGTTTAGTACAGAGCCATCACCGCAAGCAGTAGGTACATCAAAGGCGGCAAGAGATGTAGTAGATGGTAAGGTTCTTTTAAGCGTAGCCTGTAAGCAGTACGGCGTGAAGGAACAAGCAGTCATACAGTACATCATTGACAAGACTGAGTACGAAACAACGCTCGACATAATCAACGGCAACAAGGACACAGATTCAATTGGAAACAAATAAAGCTTGGCATATTTGAACAACTGTGATACACTCCACACTTAATTTTAACCACCAAAGAGGAAAGTAACATGGCTATATTAGAAGGCTCAGCATACTGGGCATCAGTAACAACTCCGAATACAACTTTTGATCCTATGTATTCAGTCAACCTAGTTGTAGATGAAGCGACAGCAGAAGATTTTAAAGCTCGTGGCTTCACTATTAAACAAATGGACGAAGGCCCTGCTATTGTAATTAAGCGCAAGGTCGAAGGCCCTAACGGTATGGTTCGACAAGCACCAAAGCTAGTAGATCAGTATAAGAATCCATTAGATGCTCGTGTTGGTAATGGCTCTAGTGTTAAGGTTCAGTATAAAGAATGGGAATCAGTATGGAAAGGTACAACCTTTAAGGGTTTAGACTTCCAAGCTATGCAGGTTCTTGAACTTATTGAAGTCGGTACACCTGATGGTGCTGAGTTTGATTCTTATGGGGACAACATGGAGGACGAATTGTAATGGCTACAGTAACAGTAGATGATGTGAACTATGAATCAGACCTACTCTCAGACGAGGGTAGGGCAGTTCTAACTCACTTAATGGAAGCAGATAGAAATCTTAGAGAAGCTACACTGACTGTTGGTTTAATGCAAGCCGCAACAGTTACACTCATGGCTAATCTTAAATCTAACCACCTCACGGATGAGGCATTAGCAACAGAGGAAGTTGAAGCAACTGAGGAGTAAGGCGAATGCCTTTTGTAAAATTCCATTTACCATGCCCTGACTGTGGCGGTAGTGATCCAGTATCAGTTAATGATAACGGCTCTGGCTACTGCTTCAGTTGTACTAAATATTTTCCAAACTATAGCACAGCGGAAGTGCAACAACCCGATACCGTAATGGACTTCGTAGAGTATCAAAGGAACACTAAGATGGAACAGAGTTCAACGCCCAATCTTAACTCCTCGTTTAATGAACTGACTGACCGCAAGATAAGCTTAGCTACAGCTAAGAAGTACGGCGTTAGATCTACAACACGAGATGGCAAGATTGATAAACACTACTACCCCTACTACAATGGACACGAGTTAGCAGGTACTAAGATACGCAAACAGAACAAAGAGTTTGCGTGGACAGGAAGCTCTAAGGAAGTAGGGTTGTTTGGAGAAAATCTATTTAAAGCAGGTGGTAAGTTTATAACATTAACAGAAGGCGAGTGTGATGCGATGGCCGCTTACGAGCTAATGGGTAGTAAGTGGCCTGTCGTATCTATAAAATCAGGAGCGCAAGGAGGCGTTCGTGATGTTAAACAAAGCCTTGAGTACCTTGAGTCATTCGATTCTGTAGTCATTAATTTTGACAATGATAAGCATGGCAAGGAAGCGGCGCAAGCAATTGCAAAGCTACTGACCCCCAAGAAAGCTAAGATTATGACGTTGCCTGTAGACTACAAAGATGCTAACGATATGTTACGCCAAGGTAGACACGCCGCATACGTCAGTGCTTTCTGGGATGCTAAAGTCTATACGCCTTCTGGTGTATTGAATCTATCTGATCAGCTAGGAGCCTATCAAAAGCTTAGGTCTGAAAGGAAGACAGCCATACCCTATCCTTGGGCGGGGCTTAACAAAAAGCTAGAAGGTCTTAGAGCAGGTGAGTTAGTAACTCTTACAGGTGGTACTGGTCTTGGCAAGTCTTCTGTAACCAGAGAGATTGAACACTGGTTGATTGAGAACACAGAAGATAACGTAGGTGTCATAGCCCTTGAAGAGAACTGGTCACGTACTGCCGAAGGTATCATGGCAATAGAAGCTAACGCTAAGCTCCACCTTGATAGTGTTAAGGCTGAGTTTACTGACGAAGAGTTAGATGATTGCTACAAGAAAGTATTCATGGGTGACAACGAAGGCCGTGTCTGGATTCATGCACACCACGGAGTCAATAACCTTGACGATATCTTTAGCAAGCTACGCTACATGATCATAGGTCTGGATTGTAAATGGATTGTAGTTGATCACTTGCATATGTTAGTCCTATCTACTCTAGAGAATGACGAGCGTAAAGCTATTGACGGCATCATGCATCGGCTCAGGACTATGGTAGAAGAGACAGGCTGTGGTATGATACTGGTGTCACACTTGCGTAGAGTAGACGGCAACAGGGGCCACGAGAACGGCATCGAGACAGGGCTTAATCATCTCAGAGGGAGCCAGAGTATTGCTCAGCTAAGTGATTGTGTTATATCTTTGGAGCGCAACCAACAGTCAGAAGACAACATAGAAGCATCGACCACCAAGGTCAGGGTGTTAAAGTCTAGGTACACTGGAGATGTTGGAGTTGCTTCTCACCTACTGTATGATAACAAGACAGGTAGGCTCAAAGAGTTAGAGGACTATGATACTGATCAGTTTGACGGAGATATAATATGAGTAACAAAACACCTTTTGGTTTATATGCTTTTGATCTTGTGTTGCGTAAGCTTAGAGCAACTGTACCCGATCTTGTGTATGAAACTCATCAAGTGACACACGGCAAGTTTTTCAACGGCTTCATTATAGCTAGAAACAAAACACTCTTTAGACCAGTTGGGATTCTTGATTGGGCGTGGTATACAGCGTCTGGTCTGGCTCTAGCCATAGAGTTAGATGTTATGCAGGATTACTACGAAAAGATGCTGAAAGATAAGCGGAGTCCTGATAACACATGGAAAAACAAGGACAAAGAAAAACAATTAAAAGAAGGCTATTCTCAATGAGTAACTTAGTATTTGATATAGAAACAGATGGCTTAGACCCCACGAAAATTCACTGCATCGTGGCTCAAGACGTAGATACTATGGACGTATTCACGTTCGACAACACTCAACTGGATGAAGGTTATGGGCTACTGCGCTCAGCAACTAAACTAATCGGTCACAACCTCATAGGCTATGATATTCCAGTGATAAAAAAGTTAGCAGGTATTGATCTGTTCGACAAGAAAATCGTTGATACCTTGGTACTATCAAGGCTCTTTAAACCAACCCGCGAAGGGAACCACGGCCTTGAAGGATGGGGCTACAGGTTGGGTTTCAAGAAAGGAGACTTCGGAAAACAAGAAGATGCTTGGAGTTCTTACAAGCCTGAGATGCTAGAGTATTGTAAAAACGATGTGTTACTTAATACTAAAGTCTATGAAGCTTTGAAACTTGAGAGCCGTGGGTTCACACCGCAGTCAGTTCAGATAGAACACGGCGTAGCTAAGATCATAGATCAACAACGTAACAACGGTTTCTTATTAGATGTGCAGAAAGTTATGGGCTTGATGGCTATGTTTGAAACTAAGCTACATGACATTACAGAAGAGGTTCAGGAAGAGTTCCGACCTGTAGTTACTACTCAGATACTAACACCCAAGTACACAGCGACAGGTGCAGTAGCTAAGACAGCAACAGATCAACACGGCAAAGGCACAAGGCTAACAGACGATGAATACCTAAGACTGTCTTTAGACATAGACGGCAAGCC